CAGGCATGTCGATCACCACCTCGAGTTTCGAAATGTCGATCCAGTTGGTGCTTTGCTGCACCGATCCGCGCAACTCGAAGTCGAACAGACGGGCTCGGTAATCACCAACGACGAAAGGCTTCCAGGCAGACCACTCCGCCGGCGAGACGTCCGAAGTGCGCACCCACAGCGACAACGACGCACCGTTCGGCGGGTCGCCGTCGTTGCTGGTCAGCGAGTCGAAGTCAAACACGGTGTCGATGTAGGTGCCGTCGTCATACAGCGCCGCCTCGACATCAGCCGTCAGGCGGCAGTCGTAGACGTAACCCAGGTCAGACGGCGCGGCAAAGCTGTAGGTCGCCGTCAGCGTCGAACCACCGAACTTGTCCACCTCGCCGAGCAACGCATCAACGTCCGGCACATCGTCGAAATACCCGGCACCGGTCATTTTCAGCACGCCGTCTGCGGCCGATGCATTGACCGCCGAGCCAGGGAAAGCCGGCGATTCGGTGATGATCAGCGCCACGTTGGCCGGCAGCGGCACCTGAGCATCCGACCAAACCTCGGTGATAGGACCGCCGATGCCTGAAGAGTCGACCGCCCGCGCCAGGTACTTGCCGGGCAGCAAGGCCACCACCGAAGAAGTCGAGCGCCCCGCTACCTCGGTCAACGGCAGCGCCGTATCCCAAGTCGCCGAGACATTGCGCGAGTGCCGAATGTTGATGCTGCCACCGAGCTTCACGTCCAGTTCTGGCACTGGCTCCCAGGCCAGCGTGGCCACGCTGTTGATCACGTCCAGCCGCAAGCCAAGCAGCTCCGACGGCGGCGCCAAAAGTGCCTGTGCGCTGTAGGTTTGGATCGTTGCAGGCCCGGCAAGCCCGAGTACTGATTTCGGCGTCACTCGCACAGACCACACACCAGAGGATGCCGAGTCGAAATCGATCGTTGGCGTCGAGATCTCCGCCACGTACTCCCAGTTTCCGCCGGGTTTCAGGACCTCGACCTGGTAGCGCATGGCTCGGGCCGGCTGAGTCCAACTGACCGACAGGCACGCCGCGGCCAATCCGGTGCCGGTGTCATACAGCGATTCGAGGAAAGTCATCTGCCCAACGGCGTCAGGCTTGCCAAGATTGACGTTGCTGATCGGGTTATCGACGTCAGGGGTGCCGTATTCGACTTCATTGAACTTGTCGGTATCAAACGCCACGGCGCTGATCGCATAGGTGCCGTCGTCGCCTTCGCTGATGCCAATGACACGGAATTTCTGCGTCTCCAGCGATGCTGTAGAAAACGCCCAGGGTGCACTGGCCAGAGGCGCTGACGCCAAAGGCGGCGACACTGTGATGGAAGTTGCTCCCGCTCCTACCGTCACGGCAGCGGTCGCGTACGATCCATCCGCCATCACCACGCCGACTATGCCAGTTCCGTCCGTACCGATTGGCGCATCCAGCAGCAGGTTTGATGCCGTGCTGCCAGATAAAAGCCGACCGCCTATTGCGAGCGCCTGCCCGAAATGCATCGGCCACATCAATGATATCGCCGGGCATTGGGATAGCCCCATCGGCGCCCGATGCAAAGGTTACCGCCTCACTTTCGGCGTACAACAACCAGCGCCCCAGGCGGCGCGCCTGCCCGCGTGAAGTGCAACCGACCGCCACGACATCGCTTTGCTGGATACGTCTCCATTTGGCGATCAGGTCAGGCCGCTCAACGATCTCGACGGACTGCTTGTATTGCTGAAGCGGATCGTTCCAGGTGACCGCCGCGACGTTGTAGCGTTGGTCCGAGGCAACCGACTGATAGTTGAAATCACCTCCGACCACGTTGGAGTTGTTGAACAGGTAACGGCTGGACCGAGGCGCATCCTGCACGGCAATCAGCGTACCGCCAGCCCAGAAGCAAATGGCCCGGAACACCGACACCATGTCGTTGACCAGCTTCCAGGCGTCCTGCTGTGTGGTCAGCGCCAGGTTGCAGGTGAAGCGAGGCTCGTAGCCGCCATAGCCGTCAGGAACAAAGACGTCGCAATATTGGGCAATGCTGTACAGCGAGTATTTGTCTACCAGCGTCGAATCCAGTAAGCCGCCCAATCCATAGCGGGTATTGGTGAGCATGTCGTACCAGATCCACGCCGGATTATCGGTCCAGGCGCGCTGGAAAGACCCATTCCATGATCCCGAATAGGTTCGGGTAATCGGGTTGTAATTACTCGGGACCAGCACCTTGATGCCACGGATTAAGAAGGAAATGCGCGGGATACTAGAAAACTGCTGAGCGTCAATTGAAAGAGCGACTATCGCCGTGTTCGGGTAGCGAAGTCTTTCATCCCAGAGCAGCGTCACCGAATCGAAGAAGGTCCTATTCTGGATGGCCGAACTGCCCGAGTCGGGCGACAACCGGGTCAGCCGGACGTAACGCGGTAGCCCACCAGATACCGGCAGCCGCACGTAATACGAGAACTGGGTGCGACTCATGGTCTTGCCGGTGATCGTCAGGTCACCGCACAGCTGATACCAACCGCCAGTGCCGAGTTTTCCTTCGACCCGGAAGCTCGCAGTGGAGCCGGTCGTATCACCATTGGTTAAATTCTGTTCCGACAGCTGCGGTGTGCTGACGGTAATGCGCACGGCATCGACATCGGTGTCAGTGATGGCGCGCTCGATTGCGACATATTGGTGTAGCTCCACGCCGACAGACTGCTCGGCCTCCAGGCTGGTGAATGGCATGTAGGGCTGCCACTGCGTGCCTGGTCGCCAATCAAATCCGAATCCGGGAAAATTAATCGAGCCGTCCTGGTTCTGTAGGGGCACATCATCAAAGTAAATGCTCTGGAACCCATCGACAAAGCCGTAAATCTCCCCTTCCGATATGGCGTGGATCGTCCGTACGTGTTGCCTTGAGCGCAGGCTGTCGGGCGCCTCTACCGGAGTGCGCGCAGAACCGCCGCTATCACCGCCACCCTTTCCACCGCCCTTGCGGCCAACGATAACTTCACTCATGCGGGAATCGCCTCTGCCCATGTGCCGACCGCAACAACGCTGGAGCCGACCAGCATCTCGCCGTAAACCACAGGCACAGGGAGGCCCTGCTGCGTCGAGTTGAAGTCGCCGTTGAACAGGTAGCTGGGGTTGTTTTCGGTGCTGGCTTGGTCTTGCTGGCTGGGTGACTTAGGAACTGGCGTGAGCATCTGGATGGCTCCGCCAATAACCATGGCGATACCAACCTTGACCATCAGTCCACCAAGCGGCGCAGCCCCGCCAAAGCTCAAGCCGCTGATGAATGCCCCAGCCACAATCAGGACAACACCTGCGACAGCCTGAAATAACCCGCCGTTTTTACTGCCCGTAAGGACTGGAACAATTCGAATCTCGGTTGTCCCACTGATGGCAAACTCCGCCTCCCCGACATTTTTGCGATTACGGAAAATCGCATACCGAAGGCCTTGGCGCGAAGAGTCCCGAATAAAATCCTCGAACCCGGGGATCGTATGCTTCAGCGCACTGAAAGCCTCTATGGTAGTGCCGGTCTCAAGAAGGCGGAAATGCTCGCGGCCGAAGGCCCTGGCCAAGCTGCCAGATAGCAAAATCTTGGTCATAGCCTTTTGATCGACGGCGCTCATACTTTTCTCCAGACAATAAAAAACCGCCCGAAGGCGGCTTGGTGTTTTTGGTTGCTTAAATGCAGGCTTTCGCGGCGTCTTTCCATCCGCTGGTTGCAGCCCAATCCATGGGCAGGAATACGCGAACTGATGACCCTGTATTGGCCTCATCGATAACCGCTAAAGCTACGACACCGGTCAGGTCAGCCGATGCGGCAATCCTGTAGCCAGTTTCCGTTTCGATTGAGCTGGTGGAAGAGTTGTAGGCTTGCCACTTGGGGCCCAAACATTGCGCCAACTGCTGAGGCGTCTTTGCAGACATTCCCGAATACGCCGGCTGATCTTTCTCTAGACCCGATGTTGTGCACCCCGCTAGCACAACCAGTGCCAGGGCCGTTATAGCTTTCCGCATTTCTGAGACTCCATGTGTCACTGATCTTGCGAGGACCAGTTGAATTTGTAGTTGAGCGGTGGCAACTCATAGTGCTCGGCCAAATAGAGACCAAGCATCTCGCCCTCCTTCGCATAGGCGGACGCTTTATCGACCGTTGGACACCAACTGACCCAAAGAGAATCAAGCGGAAATGCCTTTTTGAACGAGTAATAGCTGTATCGCCACCCCGCCATATGCCCCGCCTTTTCATCTTCTGCACTGCGTACAAAAGCAGATAGACGCCGCTTCAAATTTGACGACTCACCTACCGTCAAAATGCCTTGTTCATCAATGCCAACGGCTCGATTGATGGCTCTATCAGCGCAGATAATATAGACGCCCGGCACAGCTGGAGCTTTACCGTAATGTTCCTTCAACTTTAGCCATTCCGGTTCCCAGCCTTCCCAGCTTTTTACTCTCATCGTTGCCTCCTTTGCGAAGGTCAAAACGTTACCACACCTGTATGAATTTACAGTAACGTCTCCCCTGCCAGCGATAGTAGCCTCTTGCCTTCATCGCCCAGGGGACTGGAGACTGTAATGAAAATGCTGAAAAAAGCAGTAACCTTGTTTCGCAACCGAAAGAAGAGAACTTGGGCAGAACTGAACGACTGGGTGCTCGCGTTCATCGGAGCCCCGAGCTTTCTGGTCGGTAGCTTTTACTTGTGGGTTGTCGGTACAACGACACCTGATCTGTTAATCCTTTCTCGCGATCACGGCCTACCGCTAAAGGCAATTTTGGCTTTTGCCTTCTTGGGTGGCTTGGCCTTGAGCGGCCTGTTCTTCATGAGTGTCGCGCGACGGTGCTACGAACTGATCTATGAGCGCAACTTCAAGTAACCCCAGACAGCCCTCATCCGGGCCATTTCTCGCCTGTACGAATCCCAGTAACGCCCCTCCACAATTAAGGATGCGAAGATTGCAAGCAAGCAAGGAGTCCCTCGATGAAGTGGCACGGAAGGCATTCAAGATACCTACAAATTATGTGGTAACTGTCTACCTACTTGTGACAGCCGTGGTCTCAATCGGCGTCGTGCTAAGCATCAAGTATTCCGACTGGTTAATACTTGCTAGGTCTGGCGCGGTTTTAATCCTTCTCGCCATGGCATGTGAGATTACCGGTCTTCCAGAAAAATACGTAAACAGGATCATGAAACTTGTCGAGTCGGTAATGGCACCAGTCGTGCTTATGCAGATAAACCGATTACCGCATGTCTACGGTGCAGATTCCGCGACCAACGAAGAAAAAATTGCCGAGATCAGTGAGAAAGAGTTGCGAAGACGAGTAAAGGACGCAAGCGACAAATTTCAAAAAGTCCTTTCAGCAAGGATCAAATGGCACCAATTTCTGATCGCATCCTTAGGTACATTGCTTTGGGCATTTGCCGACCTAATCGGTAAGCAGTAGCCAATGGAGACGAGCATGTCCGTATGTACCCTCACCTTCAAATGCCTAGGCCACACCAAACGCGAAAATGGTTTGATTAGCCTTTACCACTTGGAAGTGACCGACACCCGAACCGGGGAAATCGAAAATATCTCAGTCAAACCAAATCATCTTGCCTCAGAGCGAAGCATGAAGAGGATACTACTGGATCGGTGCATGTTCTATCGGGCGACCCGAGACCAGCATAACCGGATGCTCCTTGAGATTTTCGACCCGAAGCCTGCTCAGGCAGAGAGTCGAGAGACCGAAACCTCGTAAAAACTCCCGACGGAGTATCTCTCCACTTCTTCGAGTACACAGAAACGAAAAAGCCCAGCAAAGGGCTGGGCTTTTAACTGAAATAACGTCGGCGTTCAGCCACGAGTAACAGTGATGATGTATCCAGGATACTTAGCTTTTAGCTCCGCACTGCATAGATCAATAGCGTCTTGATGAGTGAAGACAAAAAATGGTTTTGATCCCGAAGTTGCACTTTGCGACCCCGGTTTTTGGTGACGATATTTCGCGGTGAACCACTGTTTACCTGAACTCATAAGCGAACCTTCCATAGCAACAAACAATGTGAGCCATCAATTTAGCATCATGCCATCGAGCCACCAAGCTGTACGAATATCCAGTATCGCCATCCCGACATTCAGTAGTAGCGTCTGGCCTCCACGCAACGGATTTCCCAGTCCTTTGCCTGCAAGCCCAAGGACTGGGGATGCGCCAATTTCGGCGCAAATTGAAGGCCTAGGAGGTCAGCTTGAGCGATCAATCAAAGTACAGATTACAGGCGCAAATCGATGCTCTGAATCTACTGCTACAAGACGTGTACGCGAATATGTACAGCCAACAACCACAACTCATCGCGCCTGTTAAAAACGGGATTATCAACACTGTGAAATTTAACTGGAAGCTTGCGCCTGGAGCTACGGAAGCTGATGCCGATCATGTTTTAAAAATGCAGCCGCTTGTCGTAGAAGAGATTGAGCGTTTTTTCGGAAACGTAGCAGACGTGCTGGCTGACTTTCAGAAAAGCAAATAACTGGTCCAAGGTAAGCTGCGGGTGGCAATGGGTTCGACGGCCTTGCTTTTAGTCCGATAATCTCTCTCATGTAGTGCTTCCCCGCGGCATTGCCGCATCAAATGTATGGCTGTACGCCCTTGTACCGCATGATGTGGGTCGTGCACTCGCGGTAGGCGCGGCCGAAGACTTCCTTGCAACTCAGGCGCCCATACAGGTGGTGCAGCAGGACGTCGCCCTCAAGCCAAATCGCACCATGGCACGGTGTTGGGCTGCCGATAGCCATGACGATCAAATCGCCCGGCTCTGGAGTGGATACGGGAACAAAGCCGGCCCGCTCGAAGTTGTCGACGTAAAGGTTATCGCCGCTGTGCCACCAGTCATCCTTGCGATGGTAGTCCGGAAGGATGATGCCGAGCACCTGGCGGTAGTAATCGCGGACCAGGGTGTAACAGTCGATCACACCATGGACAAAGACCCGGCCTTCGAGCGGCATTTCGCCGGCGGCCGGCATTTCGTGCAAGGTTGCAGCACCATCCTTCAGCCCGACAATCCACCAGGTCATGCGGCTGGCCGCGTGACTCGCGATATCGTGCTGACTTGGCTCGGGGCCGGCATCAGGGTGCGAATGCACCACCGCGACGATATCGCCCAAGTCCTCGGCTGCGGCGTAATCCTCGGGGTGCAAGATGAAGCGATCCGGTTCATCCGACTGATTGCGGCA